GAGAAGTTTATATCACTTTTTATAGTTAAAGGAGATATTTTTCAAGCCTTGAGGGAATCGGGGCTTACAATGTCGGATATCGCCAGTAAAGACTATTTGATTGACGAAATTCGTTGGCGCCTCGAGGAATTGAGGAAAGAGACCATAGCAGACGCCGATGAGATTTTACAGTACTTTACAAGAGTTATGAGAGGGGAGGTCAAAGACCAGTTTGGCTTGGACGCCCCGCTGTCTGAAAGAACTTCTGCGGCTAAAGAGTTGGCAAAGCGGGTTATTGATGTAGAGAAAGACGCCGAGGCTGTGGTGCCTGAAATTAAAATAACCTTGAATTGGAGTAATAGTGGCACGGAATAAACGTCAAGAGGCCGCGGCGGACATTGAGATAAGTATTGACCTGTCGAAAACCATAATACCTATGTATGAGGAAACTCTTAGGAGCATACTCAATCACGATTTTGTGCATTATCTTCTGGCCGGCGGCAGAGGCTCAACAAAGTCCTCATTTATCTCTTTAGCAATTCCCCTTATATTATTTAGTAACCCAGATGTTCACGCCCTTATATTCAGAAAAGTCGGCAATACCATAAAGAATAGTGTATGGTCACAGACTGTATGGGCGATTGATAAGTTAGGCTTAACGCCCTTATTTCACATTCCACGCAGTATAGCCAATCCCATAGTATTAAAGCATACAGGACAACAGCTATTATTCTTCGGCTTGGATGACCCGAACAAAGTTAAGTCTGTTAAGCTGCCATTCGGCTATATAGGCATAACTTGGTTTAACTAAAACTCAGACCAAGTAAAACTCTCTGAATTCGGTGAAACCCCTATTAAATAAATAGGGCAACACCGAGCCAAGACTATTGACAATTAGACCCAGATGTGTTAGTGGTAAAACTTATAATTTCAATAGTAAGGTGTAACGACTATCGAAAGCATATCCTAAAAGAAATATTTAGGAGAAGAAGCGAGTAGAGTAGGGTGCAAGTGTGCCCGAAGCGGAGAGGATTGTATAATTGGTAAAAGATTATACAATTATGATATAGTCTGCTCTTATTAGTAATAATAAGAATTTGTATGGAAACGATACAAATGCAACAAATTTGTGAGGAATTGGACCAGTATGCGGGAGAGAAAGAAATACGAAAAGTACTTCAATCCACAATGCGTGGAGGCAAGAAATTCTGGGACTTTCGCTCTTTTAACCCCCCTATAAGCAATATGAACTGGGCTAATCAACATCTTATAGACGCCCTTGGCCGGGAAGATACTCTTGTAGTAAAGAATACATATTTAGATGTGCCCGAGGAGTGGCTTGGAGAGGCTTTTATAGATGAGGCGCGGGCGCTAAAAGAGATAAACCCAAAAGCCTACGAGCATGAGTATTTAGGCATACCAGTCGGCACAGGTGGTAATGTGTTTGAAAATGTCAAGCCTTTGAGAATGTCAGATGAGGAGATAAGCACCTTTGATAGAATTTATAATGGCTTGGACTGGGGATGGTTTCCTGACCCGTTCGCATTTAATAAAATGCACTTTGATACCGCCCGCAGGACTTTATACATATTTGCAGAATATAGAGCCACCAAAGAGAGTAACCGAACCACCTTTGACGCCTTGTACACAAAGACAAAGCTATATGACGATGAATATATCAAACGATGTATCGAGGCGGGCATTGGTCCGCAAGTACAGAGACCATTCTTACTGCCTGACGAGATTGTGACGGCTGATAGTGCGGAGCCTAAGTCCATATCAGACTACAAGTCATACGGCGGCTTTGGTTGCAGACCTGCCGAGAAAGGTCCAGATAGCGTAAACTATTCCATGAAGTGGCTACAATCCCTCAATGCCATCTATATAGACCCCGTACGGTGTCCTAACACGCTGTCGGAGTTTGTGCAGTATGAGTATGAGCGGGATAAAGACGGAGAAATACTTAGCGGATATCCGGACGCAAATAATCATCACATAGACGCCACGAGATACGCATTAGAGAGGCTGTGGAGACGACGTGGCCAATAATATAAAGGGGCGATAAAATGAATTTATGGCAGAGAATAAAGGAGATTGTGAAAAAGATGGTACCTAAACATAGCATAGAGAGTGTATTGCAAGTAACTCCTGCGGTGTCGGATATAATGTCCGAATCTATACGGCTGTGGTCGGACTTGTATGTAGGACGTGCTCCTTGGCTGAGAGAGCCTACTTATGACAATCCGACAAGAGTGGTTTCTTTAGGCATACCGGCACTTCTTGCGAGCGAGAAGGCCCGCATGGTAACCTTAGAAATGAAAAGTGTTATAACACAGGCAGCCCAGGATGAAAATGCGAAAACACCTCTCGGGCAATCGGGTCAAACTACGACCTCACAGACGAAAGAGGTTCCAGCGGAGGCTAAGAGGGCAGACTTTCTCAATAGACAGTATTATAAAGTGCTGAAGCAGATACGCAGACAGTTAGAGTACGGCATAGCAAAGGGAGGCTTAGTGATAAAGCCCTACATAGTACGATATCCTAAAAGAAATACTGCAGGCACATTAAGCTACGACAGTAAGCTGGACAAGGCAGAAATTGAATTTGACTTTATACAGGCTGATAGATTTTTCCCACTGGCGTTTGATTCCAACGGCAAAGTTATAGAGGCTGCATTTGTACAGACAAAGGCTGATAAGGCTGCTGAAAAGGTATATGTGAGGCTGGAACATCACAAACTTGTGCATAGAGAGGTTACTGTGAACAATCTGGCATTTGAAAGTACGGATATGAGCCTTGCCAGTGCAGATATAAGAACCACCTCTAATCTTGGCAATCCTATAAGTTTAGCTAATGTACCGGAGTGGGCTTCTTTGCAGCCTACAACAGTAATAAGCGGAGTAGATAGACTTCTATTTGCATACTTCAGAATGCCCGACGCCAATACGATAGACCCATACTCTCCTCTCGGCGTATCTGGTTACAGCAGGGTTATTCAGCTAATAAAAGACGCCGATATGCAGTATAGCCGACTTCTTTGGGAATTTGAGGGCGGAGAACTTGCGATAGAGGTTGATAGGGATGCTTTGAGGGACACTACAGACCACAGAGGCAGACCGAGGACAGAGATACCTCAAACACAGCAGAGGCTATTCAGAAAGATAGACCTCAACTCCGAGGATACCTATAAAGTATTCTCCCCGCCGCTTAGAGATACTTCTTTAATCAGAGGACTTAATGCAATACTGATTAGAATTGAGGACGCCACAGGGGTTAGCCGCGGTACACTGTCAGAAGTAACTACGCAAGAGGCCAAAACGGCTACCGAGCTGAAAATACTCAAACAAAGAAGCTACGCAACCAATGCCGATATTCAGGCAGCCTTGCAAGAAGCCCTTGAGGACTTAGTGTATGTAATGGATGTGTATTGCACCTTGTATGATTTAGCTCCTCCAGGCGAGTATGAAATATCCTTCGAGTGGGATGATAGTATTATTGTAGACAACGAGAGCGAACTCTCCAAGAGAATTACCCTCATGCAGAATGGGCTTGCAAGCAAGCTGGAGACCCGAATGTGGTATTACGGAGAAACAGCAGCCCAAGCACGAGCAGCCTTGGATATTGTAGACGAAGAGGCCGCAGACGCCGCCGAGAGAAAAGCCAAAGCAGACGCCAAGGCCGCAGAAATACTGAATAAAAATGCAGAGAGTGGCGACAATACAGACCCGTCAGACACAACACACGAGAAGAAAAGCACAGGTAAACAGGCGGACAGTTTAGACAATCCCGACAAAAGTAAGGTTGTAGATGCTGTGAAGGGAAAAGATGAGTGAACTACCCTCGACTAAAGTCACGAGTGTTCTTGTAACAATAATAAAACGAAGGAGCAATAAATGGCGAGACCAACACAAAATCTGCCAAAATGTGTTGCTGTTGACTTTGACGGTACATTGGCGGTGACAAGATACCCAAAAATTATTCGTCCCAAAAAGTATATGATAAATAAGATAAAACGCATGAAGAGGCGCGGGTGGAAAGTTGTTCTCAACACTTGCAGAACAGGCAAAGAATTGAGAGTGGCAACAGCTTATTGTGCCATACACGGTTTGTTTTTTGATGCGGTCAATGAAAATCTCCCCGAACGCATATCCGCTTTTGGCGGTGATTGCAGGAAGATTTCATGCGATATATTTTACGACGATAAAGCAAGGAGGGTATGGTAGTGGACAGAAGGGTGTGAGTTAGAAAGTGAAAGCACTGACAAGAATGAGCCGCTTGATTTTATCTATTATCCCGATGGGCATAAAAAAACAATAAAAATTTAAGGACGGTTTAATAATTTGATGGATTGGCATAAAGAAGCGATTCGTTTAAGCCTTGAGGAAAATAAAAACGCAAGAGAAATTTACGACATTCTAAAAAACATTGACCCCGAAT